ATCCCTCTTTGATTATCTTCACAAAATAATGAATCCGTATCTAACTTGAATTCTACTTTTAGTGAAGAAAACGAAAAAAAATACACGAGCTTAAAGTTAAATACTATTACAAATGCATTTAAAAATCCACTTATAAGTAGCTTACTTCGTCAATATAATCCGCCACCACCACCCGGAACACCACCACCACCCGGAACACCACCACCACCCGGAACTTCTAAAAAAGCACCTAATACTGGTAATAATAGTTCACAAAGTTTAACACGTCAACACCAACATGAAATACAAGAAAAACTTGGGATTGGAGATGTTGTCAGATTCAAGTTGAAGGAGGGTGATACTAAATTAACTATTGGCACAATTGAGTGGGAAAACGACGATGGTACATATGGTATTTTATATGATTCTAATAGAGATATAAAAGATAAAGTGCCGATTGAGCAAATCACGTTTGTTTCCAAAACTCATAACCGAGACAATACCAAAGGCGGTTCAAGAAAACACCATAGAACCCCACATAAATCGGTAACCCGCAGAAAAAACAAGAAATCACCTAAAAGAAAAACCATCAAGAAAAGAAAAATGCCGAAAAGAAACGCCAAAACCAGACGACAACGCAAATAACTCTACTTTTTCTTGAAGAAGCTTGTCACTACACGGTTACATTCTTTTTGATTATTGGTTTCACGTAGAAACTCATCAAACAATAAAGCTTTCACTTCTTTATTCTTCAACGACTCCAATTTATCTTCAAACTTCTCCGGCTCTACGCTTGCCCGCAGTTTCTCCACTTCTTTACGAAACAACGAAATCTTTGCCTTCTTGTTCTTCATCTCCCACATTTTTTCCAACACTAACGCGAATACTTGTTGGACTGGTTTCATAATTTGGTTCGTAATGTAAAACGAATAATCTATTTTCAATTTGTTTTCTCTAATGAAAATAGGTGTCTCAATTTTTTCTCCTTGCAACGCTTTTTTGTTTGCGTTGTGAATATACACGTAAGGAATTCTGTCTCCCGAACTCGGTTTATTCCCCGGATCACGCGCCGTAATTCTATCCGCCAATACTTTATGCGCAATAGATTGCGGGTTTTTGTAACCGCTACGTAACGATTTCGTAATAATCAATTTATCCACGGGATATTTCTCATCCACTATATTCTTCAAACAACCTTTCAAGAAATCTACTGCTTTACCAATATCTTTTTCCTTCATCAAAATATCAATAATCCCGCCATAAATTTCCTTCACAATCGGCGCATTATCACGTCGTTTCAAGACAATTCCCATTTCTTTACGCTTTCCTTTCGCCGGGTCGTGTTCATACAACATACCGACATATCTTTTCTTAGAAAGCAAACAGAATGGCATAAACGTCTTTTCATATTCCAAATCGTGAGGACATTTCAAGAATTTAGACGCCAAATGACCGGCTTCTTGCGCCAATTCTATGGTAATTTCCAGCGCCTTTTTCCCACGAATCGGAACACCATTGGGGTCTTGTAGGTTAAACGTAAAGAACACGGAGTCTGTGTTATGCACAACCATATTACCAACCCCTGCCGAGAAATGATGATTTTCGGTTGTCAAGTCATAGACATATTCTTCCACCGGGTAGTCAATTTCGTGCATATTCTTAATAGTGGTATACTTATTGTCTGGGTGAGTGACTTGTAAATTTTCAGAACTGTAGAAGAACGACTCAATGGGGTCCAAGATAATTTTGTACGCGTTTTCCTCCTCTCCTTCCACAATAATAGGATAGACGCCAATATTCTCCATCATTAGGTAAACCACCGCGGCTAATAAATGTTGTTCAACCTTGAGTTCAAAACCGTCGTAGTTATAGTTATAGTCTCTTACTTCCTCTGGAAGACCAAGTGGAAGGTCATTGTGCATAAGTCTTTCACCAGTTTGAACATCTTTAGGCGACACTTCTTCGCCATTATAACGCAGCAACGAATGGTCGTCGGTGACATCTACTAATCCCTTGTTAGTAACAACACGTATCATTTTTTTGTGAGGCGCCAACTTATGACGAATCACACGATGTAATTTAGTCCATCCTTTTTCACTCCACGTTTGCAGTTCTTCCGCCATCTCGCAGTACTCTTTATCTTCCTTTCCGGGTTCAGTACAAGAAACCCAGTTTTCATTGCCAAAACGCGACGATAGTTGACTTATTTTACAAACATCAAAGTCCGTTCCATTCGCTAGAACATACACGGGCGTGTAACAAGCAACACTGTCACCATAAATATATTCGGCTTTTGTTAAAACTGGACCGTGATTTGCGGTTTCACAAACAGAGTCACCGTAACATTCTTCAATAATTTTCTTAGCGTAAGTCAATAACAAACGACCCGTAGCAGTGGTAGACGCGGCCACATCTTTTTCGTAAAATGTGCTCGTCCGGGCGCCGCACTGACCATAAAGTGAGTTTGCAGTTACTTTATAACCAAGTTGCCTTTTGTCCAAGACGTTTTTCATAAATTCGTCGGTTTCTTGAGGAATTAATTTACGTGTTGATTTTCTGGCGGCCAATAGTTCATCCAAGATGGAAGGCATAATTGCGCGCGTTCCAGTTGGAAACTGGGCAAATCTGCAGATTTTATATCCGGACTTGATTTTTTCGGCAGCAGAACTAGGCGTTTTACGAAAATATTTGAAAGTGTCGTATGTAATATTCACGTATTCGTATCCTTCAAGGTTATCGTAAATGAAATTACCCTCGGCATCTTGTTCACCCGTCGTTGCACCTGGTTCACCCTTCAAGTCGTATTCTTTGGTCCATACTTTGCTGTCGTGAGATAAATTTTCACTCAACATTGAAGAGGGGTATAAAGATGCATAATCCACACAAGCGACTGGATTATCTAGATACAAGTCACATTTCGGGTCCAAGACAATAGCGCCTTCGTAGCCATCATCACTTTCTAATTTTTCCATTACGGGCATTAACGTATTTTTTTCTCGGCATTTTTTAGCAACATAACTGGTTAACTTGATACCTTGACCACGCAAAATGAGGAAACTGATTGGAACACTACAAATTTTGGACATTTCTACATAACCAGTCATTACATCTACTTTGTTCATCAAGTAGTGAACGAGGTTACAATCTTGAATACAGTATTTCGCAATAATGGCGCGTTCATCATCAGTACCATTCGTCATTCTGAAAATATCTTTTGGGGTCACGTCATCTTTTGCCAAACACCATCTCACTTTTTTACTCATATTCGGTGTAACAACCGCATTCACTACAAACGTTCCGTTGGTTTTATCAACCGCAACCACTTGGAACTTTTCTCCTTCACGATAATAGTCAACGGAATGACCGATTTCTTCAAAATGAATGAAACTTCCACCGAGTAAACCAGTTAAATTTCCACTTTTTACAGTTGTTTGATTCGCATCATCTGAAGACAACGTTTTGACATAATCGCCGATAAAATGACCCGCCACATAGTCTAGTTTATAAGAAGTCAGATTTTCTTCACGACGAAAGAAGTTATACATATCAATTTGAATACGTCCATTCATTTTAATATACTTTAAATCGTGCTGACCACTAGCAATATGAATCGTGCTTTCTTCAATTTTGTAACGGTGTGTTGCCGGGTCAATAGAACCACACACTTCATCTTTGTTACGAGATAATTTTAAGAAATCTTCAACACACCCATTTTCTTCTGCACGACGAAACATAAACTCGTAATCAAAACCAAAGATGTTGTACCCGATAATAATGTCGGGATTTTCTCTATGAATCAATTCTTTCCAAGCAAGAAGTAGGTCGTGTTCGGTTGAATAGTTTTCAATCACTGCATTTGGAACACTTGATGAAGTGTTCAATACGGCACAGTGGTTCAAGTAAGGTTCTGCGTCACCATACTTTGAAAAGGTAGAACCAATAAAGGTTACTTTATCGCCTTCTAGTTTGGGGAAACAAGAGTTGAGTGAAATATTCAACTCCAGCAATTTTGATTCGCGTAAATGTTTTTTTTCACACACTACATCAACGACGGTGTCTTTGTAGTTGTTTACCACAGATTTAATTTTAGTTACTGCGTTTTTTCTATAAAATGGTGTTTTAACGTCATTATAGCGAAACGCTGCAAAAGTTTCATTATCAACCGCGGTTTCTTCTTCATCATCTGGTTTATTTGTCTCGGCGTGCATTCTTTCAAACATTTCTTCAATTGTCAACTGACTTTGCAAGTCCGCGGTATCTGTTTCAATTTTGCGTACTGGAGTCAGTAACCATTTGTCAATCATTTTCTCAAGGTCTTCGCGGGACTTCGGTTGTTTTTTAGGGTAAACTACGTCAATTTCAATCATTTTTTCGTAACCGAATGCGGCAAACAATATTTGTTTCAACACAGATTGACATTTTTCTTTGTTTTCAATAAGCGCATCATTGTTTTCTAGATACTCAATAATATTGGTTGCTAATTTTTTGTAAGATTTAACTGGCACTGGAAAGTCGCCGTGACTACTACTGGCCTCAATATCAAAACTACAGATTTTATAAGGAACTCGTTTTTCATTTTCATTCAAAGAAATAATATTCTTGTAACTAATCACGAATTCATATGTACAGTTGGTCTTCTTATCGTTCAAAATTTCAGTTGTTTTTTTGTTTGGTAAAGCAACCCAACCAGAAGGACTGATATCTTTGATATGAAAGAATCGCAAAAGAGGAGGAATATTTGCTTCATACAAATATGTTTTGGTATGGTTGAACATAAAACCGTCTGGAAGTAACTTGCGACTTATTGGGTCTTTATCATACCATAAATACTTTGCCTTGTTGAATACTTGAATGTTGTTGAACTGAAACACAATAAATTTATGTTGTTTTCCGCCGTCAAACCCGTATAATTTTTTTCGTTTGATTAATTTACAGTCGGAAATAGAATTTTCATAATATTTTCCGACGACTTTTTTAATAAAATTCAAGAACTGATTTTTTGTTTCAATCGTCCAATGGTCCCCGACCTTCACATAGAAGAATGGTTTGAAATCTTCTGCGACAATTGAACAAGATTCACCCTTTTCGTTGATTCCAAACATTTGAATCAAGAAACTATTAGAGTCTTTATATTTTTTTTCATTCCCTACACTATCCTCATCACTACTGGTTGGTTGTGATTTTTCGTTGTAAATGTTAAAGTCAAATAGACGAAATGTGCGTTCCATTTTATATGTTAGGTGTTGTTGTGTATATGTATCAGTAAATGTTTTTATTATGTTTCAATTTTATTTTTATTTTTGATTTTTCACCTTTTTGATTTATTTCAAACTATGGTATGACCAATGTAAGGTATATTGTATGTTTCGGCACACCAACGACTGAATCCGGTTCCGTGGTCATAAACTGAAAACGAAAAAATTTTTTTAGAACTAGCCATAACGTAAAAGTCAATCAACGTATTTTTTACTTTACCGTCATCTAGTTCAACACCTTCACCAAAGTGAGTAATTTCATTGAAGAACATTTTCAAACGAGGAAATAGTTTCATTAAAATGTATTTTAATTTATAACTATCGGTTAATAGTAAATAGTTTTCAGAGTTGTTGAGAAAGTACAGTACATTCACTAATTTTTTAATAAACACCGGGTCAATGACCGAATTTTCAATTAAATATTTATCACCAGAACGAATGTGGATAACATTAAAGGCGTGTCTTTCTAAATTCAAATTTTTCAATACATTATTCACTTGAGTAATCATTTCGGGAATAGGTTCAAGAATAGTTCGCAATATTTCCTTATGTTTTTGGGAAACGTCATTTACTGGATAAAGGTAAGTGTCAATAAAAACGTTACGTCCATCGTTTGTATTTTCAGTAGTATTTAAAAACTGGTTGAAGTTATTTTCGTCTAAAAATCCTTCTATTTTCACTTGTTGATAAAATTCAATATTTTCATAATTTGGGAGTTCATCGCGCTGTAAGTTGTGTGCGCCATTACGTTTTAAAAATTTTTGTATAGGATGATTTATTATCGTATTGAACTTTAAATTAAATGTGTCGCAAAATTGCATCAAAAAATAACTTCCTCTAATAAAGTCACCAAAACCAGATGCATTTTTATCATTTTTATAAATAGGTTGGTATACATTGATGATTTGTTTAATATTTTCAGATAAAATGCAGATTTCAATATCTTCTAAATTATAATCTATATTGGGTGGTTCTTCTTCCCTTTCTTTTTTTGTCACATTGTGGACTTTTCCTAATAATTCATTTAGTGCGGGGGGTTTGCTTGTATCAAATGTTATTTTGGTTTTTTCAAAATTAAATGTTTTTTGGATTGGTTTTTTTTTCTGTTTTTTAATAACGTGGTAGTTATTTTTCATTAAATTCATTTTATTCATTTTAATTTTATGCTATATTTAAAAATTAAAAAGTATTTGTATTTATATAATGAGTCTAAATACAGCATATGGCGATGGAGCATTGAATAATAATACCGGTGATTCTAATACGGGTGTTGGTTATGGCGCTTTAGAAGGTTATGGCTCAAATAATAGTGGCGACAATAACACATCGCTTGGTAATTATGCCCTAGCCCATAACACAACCGGTATAAATAATACCGCGATAGGTTCAAATGCTTTAGTTACAAACAGTAGTGGTTCTTATAATGTAGCTTTAGGAGCTGGTTCATTACCAGCCAATGTAAGTGGATATGAAAATATTGCTTGTGGAACCAACGCTTTAGAATTAAATACAAGTGGTTATTGCAATACTGCTGTAGGTATTCGCGCGTTGTACAATAATTCTACCGGATATAACAATACTGCACTTGGAAATGGTGCTGACGTAGATAGTGGGTGTTGTTTACAAAATGCCACAGCCATTGGATATAATGCAGTCGTGGAATATAGTAACGCAATTCAACTAGGAAATGATAGCCTAGAACAAGTCATTACAAATGGGACTGTAGGTGTTGGTAACTATAGTTCAGACCCGTCTACAACGGATAGACCAGTAGGTTCTCTTTATTTCAACACAGATGATCAAACGCTTCGTTACTTAGAACTTGTAAATAGTGATAAAACGTGGACAACTGTTGGTCAAGGAGACACTGGTCTTACTGGAGCGACTGGTGCAGCCGGTGAAACTGGTGCTACTGGTGCTACGGGTGCTACTGGCGCTACTGGTGAGACTGGTGCGACGGGTGCAACGGGTGCTACTGGTGAGACTGGCGCTACGGGTGCGACGGGTGATACGGGCGCAACGGGTGCTACTGGTGCGACGGGTGAGACTGGTGCGACTGGTGCTACGGGATGTACTGGTTTTACTGGTGCAACTGGAACTACGGGCGCAAGTGGTGCAACTGGTGCAACGGGAGTAATTGCAGGCGTCACTGCATTAGGTTTAAGTGGATTAGCAAATGGTGCAACAACAACATCCGATGGATATTTACAAGTGATATATGCAACTGCCGGAGGAACAACTGGAACAGCTGGAATGGGTTATCCTGGTTTTTTTCCAGCGTCAACAGTAGATATATTTTCACGCGAAACGGTAAACCTATCCAATTTCTCTAACAATTGGGTACTAACATACGATACAACTTACAGTTGGACATCCTTAGCAGTTTCTTCATCTGGTCAATACCAAATTGCGTGTAATGCAAATAATAGTGACTCCGAGGGTGTTAGTTATTCAAGCGACTACGGAGTCAATTGGAGTAACATAACAATGCCGACGAGCGCTGAGTGGAAATATATAGCAATGTCTTCCACTGGACAGTACCAAACAGTATCATCAAGTGGTACAAGTGTCTATAATTCAACGACATTCGGACTAAGTTGGAGTTTGAACACAACATCATTTGCATATACTTGTAAGTCAATATCAATATCTGCTAGTGGAATGTATCAGTCTTTATGCACAAATAATAGTTCGGGTTCGGGTTACATATATACATCGAATGACTACGGCGTAACATGGACAAGAATTACTACATCTACACTAAATAAACCTTGGTCGTCTATTAGTATATCTAAATCTGGACAGTATCAATCAGCATGTTATGAAATTTATGAAGGAAGCTACGGATATATTTATATTTCTAATAACTTTGGAAATACATGGAGAATATTATCAACTGTAGGTACTTATAAAAATTGGAAAGTAATATGTATATCTGATTCTGGACAATATCAAACAGCAAACGATGCTTCATATATTTGGGCGTCAAATGATTACGGTAATACGTGGACGAATAATACAGACACAAATACATCTAATTATACTGGTTGTACATCTTTGTCAATGTCTTCAAGTGGTCAGTATCAAGTAGGCTGTAGTTCAAGTAATAGTGATATAATATATTCAACTGATTATGGAAATACATGGAATTATATAGATAGTATTACTTCGGATTATTTTGCATCAGTATCAATTTCAGCGTATGGACAATACATATCCGCTTGCACCGGTACTGGTGATATATGGACTTGTATAAACAGTGTATCGAACGGAGTGGTTTCGGTTGGAAATTATTCGTCGACATATACTCCCTCATATGGTGTAACTGGGTCTCTTTATTATAACACTACATACGCTGGTGCGTCGGGATTACAAGTGTCAACTGGGTCAACTTGGTCGTCTGTAAAATCCTTTGTCATTGAACATCCAGATGATTCAGAAAAATATTTAGTACACGGTTGTTTGGAAGGTCCTGAAGCCGGTGTTTATTACAGAGGAAGAGGGGAAATTATAAATGACGAGTTTGTTGAAATAAAGTTGCCAGACTACGTGAAAAATCTGGCGACCGATTTAACCATTCAAATAACACCTATTTACCAAGGCAAAAAAATAACCACCGTTTTGAGCGCAACCGAAATACAAGATAATGCTTTCAGTGTCTACGGCGATAACTGTAAATTTCACTGGGTAGTGTTTGGACAACGAGCAGCAATAAATGTTGAAGTTAGTAAAGATGTAGTAGTTATTAAAGGAGACGGTCCTTACAAATGGCTGTAAATATGTAGTTGTTGTGTAATTTTATAACAAAATATAAAGTTACACGTATTTTTGGTGAGCTATTGAAAGATTAAATATAATCCAGCGCTGCACAACAGTATACCTAGTATTTGTTTGAAGTTATAATTTTCTTCAAATAAAAATACTCCTACAACAAATAAAAAGAATACTGAAATTACTTTTTTAAAAATACTGTTGATAAGCGGCGTGTTGTAATACTTGTCAAAGTGGTTCATAACATAAGAAGAAGATATAGTCAGTACAGCTAATAGAAAAAGACATCCGTACTGTGTCGGTGATAATTTTTTACAATTCTTAAATGTCTCTCTTAATATTGGTTTATCAAACAAAAAAAAATAGAAAAATAAAAGGGAAACAACAAAAAATATCAATAATGTGTTTATGAAAATAAAGTCAACACTGTTCAAAGTATTTAAAATATGTTTCCGAAAATAAGGGGTTGATGATTTCAAAAGAAGAAAACTAAAAATATACGGGTACATTACAAAAAATCTGACAACTACTAAAACAAATAACTATATACATTGTTGTTAGATAATAAATTATACTTCCAATGAATTATAGTATCTTGTTTTTTTCTCTTCGTTCAGACCACGTAAATTTATTTCTAACATGTACATTTCTTTGAAAAAAAATAAAATACCCGGATATGGAAGTAAAAATATTGAAGAACCATATAAACCATAACCTACAGTACTTATATAATATTTTTGAGGTTTCTCAATTTTTTGGGGGACACGATAATGTATTTTTGGATACTCTTTCACATCTATATTATATTTTTCCATATCTTTACTGTATTCAGTCATTTTTTCATTATATTTTATCATCTCTTGTTTACAATTATAATCATAATGTTTAGTTCCTCTGTAGAAACCTAGCACACTCCAAAGAGACGCAACACCACCTAACATTTTTTTTGTTTGTATAGACATATTCATAATACAACCACTACAATAAATAAAACGATAATTTTATATCCTTTTATTTATTACTTTTTCCATTTCAGTCTTCCGTATTTGCAGTGTTGTCGTTGAGAGAAACCCTTTGGTTTTTTGCAGTTAATACTCTTCTTGTATTTTAAGGTCCATTTACCACCTCGTTGGGAACGCGTGCGTTTATGACGTCTTGCGCTTTTTGAACGAGGTCGTTTTTTGTGTGACGAAGACCCGGTTTTATGTTGAATCCATTTTAAAAAAGATTCTGTACTTCGGTCTTTTACCCCAGAACCGGTACAGTCTTCATATTCTTCTACACCATTTTGATTGACATATCTTATAGAAGGATAGCCGGCTGGTTCACTTCCCATTTTTTTTAATAAAGGAAACAATTTACTATTCAAACGCACAACGACAACGTCATTATTATTTTTTATTTTATTCTTCATACTATCCCATTTAGGTTTAGTTTGATTACAAGGCCCACAGTTATCCAAGTAAGTAAATAAAAAAATATGTTTTCCATCATCTACTTCACGGTTTAACATATCTATATCTTGTTGTGGGTCGTTTTGATTCTCTCCAATAACTATAAAACTCATTGCAAAATTTATATATATTAGTAAGAAATTATTTTTATAGTTATGTAATATATATGTTGAATCTTATCTTTATAATAGTTACATTTTTAGCCGGAATTTATTTTTGTATAAAACACAAACCATCTAAATTTTTGGTGGAAGGTTTTGAAACTTGTTCTAATGAAGAAGTCGGTAAATCAAATCCTCGTTGTCCTAATATATTGATACAAGCCGACTCCCAATTTTTCTTGTACAACTCAAAACTTGCCAAAGTTCCCGGGGTGAATCCAGTTCAATTCAATAATTTAGAAGAATATACGGAGTTCTTAGATTGGCAACGTAGTCAAGGAATAAGATGTCCAGTTTTATATCTACAAAAAACTTATGACGCACAAGGCAAACCAGTTTACAAAGTACGACCAAGTGTTTCAGAACTACAAGGTGGAACACCACCAGCGAGTATTCATCCGAATCCAACTAAATTAATAGACGCAACACGTAATGACCCTCCATACAATCAAAATTCTATGCCCGCATACGACCAGTCCAGTTTTTATGTTGGTGCAACCACACCTTTAGACCAAATGGACGAAACGCAAGAAGGATTGCTCTACAGTCCTAACCCAATGGACCCCAACTGGGGAGGTGCGGAATTTACGCAAGCACTAGTAGATAGAGGTTACTATGCCGGCAATGAAGTGTAAATCTCAGTGTATAAAACCAACCACACCGAATATAATATTTTTTTATTATTTGCTCTTAATAATAAAAAATAAGCTATATATAAATGCCCCCAAAAAACAAAACAATAAAACTCAAAACAAAGTTCGGAACAAGAATTCGTTTGTATTCAAACCCCAAAACCGCACAACGAAAGGCCCATAAATATTTAGGTAAAACTGCCAAACTGTATCCCGCGAGTAACCCAGAGAAAAAATATAGTATCTATGACCCAAAAAATGACAAATGGATTAATTTTGGTCAAATGGGTTACGAAGACTATACGAAACATCACAATAAAACTAGACGAAAAAATTATTTAACTAGAACCAAAGGTATGCTCGGTGACTGGAAAAAGAATCGTTATTCGGCAAATAATTTAAGTAGGAATATCTTGTGGTAATTAGACTGAATCCACAAATTTCATTAATGAATTCAACGTTGGTTTTGAAGCGCTTAAAATATTCATAGTTTCAAACAACTTCACGTTTGAAGCTTTAGATTCGGTAGTGTCGTCTGGTTTAAGGTTCAATAATGTTTGAAGCATTAAATAACTAACATATTCATCCGAATTTATAATCAGATTTTCATAATCTTTTCTGTATTGTTTCACTAAAAAGGTGTCTTGTAATTTGATAACATGCTCAGCAACCGTATTTGAAAACTTTCCTACAGACCCGGCAGCATTTGAAATGGACAAAGGTGTTGATACTTTTGTGTCTTTAGTAGGAGATGTAACGGCAAAACCTTCCATTATCGTCATTTGTAAGTTCAAAGATTTAAAAGCAATAAATATTAAAAACCCTCCAATAATAATAATGCCAACAATTTTAAAAATACTGTCATTAAATTCACTCATTGTTATTCTATATATTTAACATAATAAAAATTTTTTAATATTTTGCACAACTGTTTTATTTATTTTTCTTGTTTGATTTTTTGTGTTTTCGTAGGTTATATTAGTTAAACATTCGCCCCCATCTTCTTTTATTTTTTCAAGTAGTCGAGGTAAAGTCTTGAACTCTTTCAAAATAGCAATGGCTGTTGTAGAACTAATGCCGGGTATTTGACACAACATAATTTCACCAATATTATTCGGTGTAATATTTTCCTTCTTAACTTTCTTAATAACAGAACAATAATCTTTATCAACCGTAGTGGTTGTTATTTCACTATTTTCATCCATCAAAGAAAGCGACGACTCTGATTTTTCTAAATTACTCAAAATTGTATTTTCTTCATTTTCATCATTTTTATTCGTCAAAGAATTTGAAGAGTGGTAATATGCTTTCTTATTTTCCAAGTCACATTTGGACATTTTATATGCTATATTACAAATCACTAAAGATGTTTCATCTTGTGTAAAAGTTCGCAAAACGGAAAATCCCTTATAGTGATTCAATGAAAACATTGCTGAATATATTGTGATTTTATCAACACGGTCTTTGAATGAATTTTTACCATTCAAATCTCCCTCAATCAAGTAAATGATGTTATGGTTTTCGTGGTGTAAACCGTTTAATCTATACGACTGTTCTTCGTAACGACCATCCTTGATACTTGCCGATAAGTCGCTGATACTTTTTCTCTCAATCACTATTCTTTCTTCTTGTTTATCATCGCAAATAATAATATCGCCTATAGGAAGATTTCCAGTTACAATCTGAATATTTTTATAAAGTGGACTTATTTCCAAATAATACTTACACAAGTTTATCAACTCTCTTTCTCTTGAATCAATTTTGATTATCATAATAATATAATAACCAACAAAGTTATTAAATTATTTTTTTACTATAATATTTTATTTTCCTAAAACCAAAAATAAACCCAATAATATCCCAAAGTATGGCATAACCAATTTGTAAATACACAAAACACTTTACATTGGGCGTCTTGATACTTGGTATGGGGTACCTTGTACTGGTGCACGAGTAGTTTTTAGTATCATGAATGCTAAACTTGGGATTCTTTGAGGAGCTCTTCTGAGGTAGTTACCCATATTACCTCTTTGCCAAGTTGTTCCGAAAGTTACGATACCGGCTTTTTTGACGCCACCTACTGAACCACCACTTTGACCAGTTCTTGAAGAGATAATGTTTGTGTATGGGTTTGACTGAACGAACATTCCTTGCATATTTATATATACCTTAAATATTATATTTTTCAAACAATGGAATAATATAAAAATAATAATTTATTATAATTTATTTGATATTTTCATTACATATTTTTATAGTGAAGAGAGAAATCCGAATTTCCTAAAATTAAACATATTTTAAAACAATATAAATAACTGGTGATATTACATATATAGTTTGTTATCTTTATTACAGCACTATGAATCAAGACGATAAAAACATAATCCACGACGACGATATTATCAAAGGTGAGGACGGATTCATTTTTAATCCATATAACTCCTTAAATGTAGAGATTACATTGAGCGAAGTTCAATCTATTCTTACTAAATATGGCGTTCCCAATATTGTACATAATGTTAATTTATATAAACGCGCGTTTGTTCATCGTTCTTATACAAAACGTTCACATCTTGAAAATGCATCTCAAAATATCACCATTGTTGAACGACCTCCAGATTGTATGCCTTTAAAAACAAAATCAAATGAACGTTTGGAGTTTCTTGGTGATGGTATTTTGGAGTTGGTTACTAAATATTATTTATATCGTAGGTTTCCTAAAGAGAACGAGGGGTTTATGACTGAAAAAAAAATAGCAATTGTTAAAAACGAAGCCATCGGTAAAATTGCGCTGGAAATGCGGTTGAACAAATGGTTGATTCTTTCTAAACACGCGGAGGAAAAGAAAATAAGAACAAATTTGAAAAAATTAGGTTGTTTGTTTGAGTCCTTTCTAGGTGCGTTGTTTTTAGACTTCAACAAGATTGAGGTGAAAGACGAAGAAGGATGGTTCAAAAATATATTTGTGACGGGTCCCGGATTTCAAATTGCACAAAAGATCGTGGAAAATATTTTTGAGAAACATATTGACTGGATTGCATTAATACAAAACGACGACAATTACAAAAATATTTTACAAGTAAAAATACAGAAAGAGTTTAAAGTAACACCTCATTATTTAGAAATAGAACACGACCCCGAGAATGGATACAAAATGGGAGTCTATTTGTGTATTGGACAACACGTATATAATTGCTCACCCACAGAATCGGTTCATATTGACTACTTGCGTAACTTCGCAGCAATACACGAGTATATTGAAAAGAATGGAAAGATATTTTTATTTTTAGGTGAAGGACAACATAAAATAAAAAGAAAGGCAGAGCAGATTGCTTGTAATGAAGCGATCCAAAAGTTGGATTTATATGCGGGTATTGGGGAGTAAAATCAATCACTATCAGTGTCAATTCCATATTCTTCTCTAAGCGCTTTTAAGTTTTCTTCTTTTTCTTTTCTGCGTTTTTCTACATTTTTTTTAGAATAGGGGTCATCATCTTGATTATATGGCATGTCTGTTGACTTTAAAAATGTAGCAACTCTTTGACGTTCCTCTGGACTTTTATAAGTAAATATGTTTAAAATACGGTCTTCTTCTTGACTTCTTGAAGTATTTGTGTTTAAGTTTGGGATTATTTTTTCTCTACCCGTTGGAGGAGTTCCATAAGTACCACTAGAAATGCTGCTACGCGGGGTTTGATACTCATCATCTGATTCATCAAATATATCTGGATAATAAGATAATAATAATTGTCTGTCTTCTTCTTGGTTAGTGAGGGGTGGTTTTGAATAGTCTCCTTTTTCATTATATCTTTTTAAATATTCTTTTGAAATATCTGTAGCACCTTGCCACGACGACATATTTGGTAGAACACTAGGGGTTGCACCTCTAAGAGTAGGTGTTGTACTTTTTAAAATAGGCGTTACTGGTTTAAGAATACCGCTTTCCATAACACTAGGGTCTTTTATGTTAATAAATGGCACACTATGTTTTGATTGAATAATAATTTTGTCATCATTAATACGACCAACCTCAAGGTCATTTTCATCTTCTTCAAGCATACCACCGACTCTTCGTCTTTTTCTAGTATTTCTTTTTTTATAGTTTCTTTTTTTGACGACTGTTTTCCTATTCTTTTTCCCAAAAACTCTGTTTTTTCTTAATGTTCTTTTTTTATACTTTCTAGATAAATGCTTCATATATATTCATTATATTTTTTTCATTTTTCAAATTAAAAAACTAATAATTATATATATTAATATTAGTAATGAACCCTTTAGAAAAAATAAAGGAAAAATTAAAATTAAAACCAATTGTAAAATCGGTAGAACCCGTAGAAGTAATTATTCCAGTGGCATCTAAAAAACAAGACGTAAAAATTCACAACATTACTTTTATTGACGAACGCAAAAAAAACAAAGATTTTGACATTACTGAATTATCCCAACAACTAGAATCCAGAAAACTATCCAAAGTTGTTACGAAAGATACTGTGAAACTATCCGAACCACAAGTTGCACCACCAACTGAAAAAAAAACACCGGCATCCAAAGTAAAAAAAATAGCCAAACCAGCTTTAACTATTGTAGAGGAAGAAGATGAAGAGGAAGACGATTTGGACACGTTGTTGCCTCGTGAGGAAGAAGTCGCGGTAGTTGAAAAGAAAGAAACAGCGAAAAAAGGAAGAAAAACAAAACGCCCAGAAAAAGGTATTTCTGTTTTATCGCCAGAAGATTGGGTTGACATTGATAAAGCATCCATTATTGAACGTTTGCCACCGAAAAAAGCACACGTCAACTATAAAGTTTCCAGTTACTATATGAACAATCGTGAAATATTTGTCAATTTTATTAATTCACTTTTCCAACCTTACCGTGATGAAGTATTAGACGATACAAAAGAAATTACTTGTGAAAGTATGTCAAATCAAAATGCAGACTTTTCTCTCTTGGGTCACCAAAAGTTAGTTAGAGACTATATGAATTTATATACTCCTTATCGTGGTCTGTTGGTCTACCACGGCTTAGGATCTGGGAAATGCCACCGTAAAGACACCCCTATTATGATGTCAGATGGAAAAATTAAACTAATACAAGATATTGAAATTGGCGACTTATTAATGGGTGATGATTCACAGCCAAGACAAGTTCTTTCTTTAGCCAGTGGAAAAGATAAAATGTATGATATTATTCCAGTTAAAGGAGATAAGTATACTGTAAATCAAGAACATATATTATGTTTGAAAGTATCTGGATTTCCAGAATTTAATTATAATAATCACGCTCAAAATACAAACTATAATGTTCAGTGGATTCAAGATAACAAATTTTGTTCCAAAACATTTACATTCAACGAATCAAAAAATAATAAGGAAGAAATGAGAATAAATGCAAGTAATTTTTATGAAGAAATACAAAATAATAAAGATACTTGTCAGAACATTATTGAAATATCAGTAAAAGACTACTTGAATCTTTCAAAGTCAAAAAAAGCTATACTAAAAGGCTACAAAGTTCCAGTTGAATTTCCAGAAAAGGACCTACCATTTGACCCATATATGGTCGGTTACTGGTTAGGAGACGGAACTTGTAGATCATCAGAAATTGCGAGTCAAGATTCTACAGTTTTACATTATTTTCGTTCAAACCTACCAAAGCACAATTTATATTTATCCCATCGTAGTAAGTATAGTTATGGTATTACCGGAGACGGCAAGTATCATAATAATATATTTTTGAATACACTAAAAGAATTAGATATGATAAACAACAAACACATTCCTCTCATATATAAATGCAATTCAAGAGAGAACAGACTCAAATTGTTAGCCGGGTTAATTGATAGCGATGGAAGTTTTAGTAACGGTGGGTTTGAATTTACACAGAAAAACGAAACATTAATGGACGATGTTGTATTTCTAGCAAGAAGTTTAGGTTTTGCTTGTTACAAACATTCAAAAAATACATCTTGGACGTATAAAGGAGTAAAAAAATACGGAACAGCGTGGAGAATATGTATAAATGGGTTTGGACTAGAAGAAATACCAACATTAGTTCCAAGAAAACGACCAACAGAAAGAAAACAAATAAAAGACCCACTTGTAACTGGTATAACTGTAAAATATGTAAATGAAGACGACTATTACGGATTTATGCTGAATGGTAACTGTAGGTATTTAATGGGTGATTTTACTGTTACCCATAATACGTGCACTTCCATTGCTCTAGCAGAAGGAATGAAAAGTTCAAGGAAAATCATAGTGATGACTCCGGCCTCTTTGCGCCGCAACTATATTGAAGAAATTAAAAAATGCGGTGACCCTATTTACAAGACAAATCAATACTGGGAATGGATTTCTACTAAAAAACACCCCGAACTACTGGAAACTCTCTCTTCCATCTTGAATTTATCAGTTGAATACATTGAAAAAAAAGGAGGAGCGTGGTTAGTAGATGTGAGAAAACCAAGTAATTATAGTGACTTGAGTGCCGATAATGGTAAAAGTTTGAATGAGCAAATAGACGAAATGATACAAAGCAAGTATAAATTCATTAATTATAATGGTTTGAGGAGAGATAAACTCAAGGATATGACGGATAATTTTGAGAAAAATATATTTGATAATTCTGTTATTGTCATTGATGAAGCTCACAATTTGATAAGTCGTATTGTAAATAAGTTGTCCAAAGAAAAAGAAGTTCCCACGGATAAAAACGGAAACAAAGAGAGACTTCCTTTTTCTCTCGCATTGGTATTGTATGAGTTGTTGATGAATGCACAAAATGCCCGAGTCATTTTATTAACTGGCACACCCATTATCAACTATCCCAATGAGATTGGCATTTTATTCAACATATTGCGTGGATATATTAAAACGTGGGAAATACCACTTGATGTAAAAGGTGGACAAAAAGTGGACAAAGAAATGCTTTCGGAAATTTTCAAGAGAGAAAAAGTATTGGATTATATGGATTACAACTTGGCTTCCAAAAAACTAACCATTACCCGAAATCCGTTTGGGTTTGAAAATAAAGAAAAGAAAGAATCCGGATACCACGGCGTAACCAATAAAAAGAAAGAATACACTGACAAATCAACTGGAAAAACTGTTGTGGAAGACCGTGGAACAATTAGCGACGACGATTTTGAGAGAAAGGTCATACGTATCTTATCCGATAATAAAATAGAGGTATTGAAAAGCAACATTACTGTTCATTTGTACAAGGCGCTTCCAGATAAATTTGAAGATTTCGCTAACCGTTTCATTGACGGAACTTCTGGAAATGTAAAAAACATTGAACTATTCAAGAAACGAATTATGGGGTTAACTTCTTACTTCAGAAGTGCCCAAGAAAAATTATTACCAAGGTACGAAAAGGCATCCGATTATAAAATAATTAAAATACCGATGAGTGATTATCAGTTTAATATTTATGAAGAAGCAAGACAACAAGAGAGAAAAGTAGAGTCCAAGTCAAAGCAAAAGAAGGGCTCGGTGGATGAAAATGGCATTTTCAAAGAACCTTCCTCAACGTATCGTATTTTCTCTCGCTTGTATTGTAACTTTGTTATGCCTAGACCTCCCGGTCGTCCTCTTCCAAACGAAGATAAAGAGCCTGGTGCACCAGGAGAGAAAGAGGAAGAAGAAGAACAAGAAAAAGAAGAAGAGAAAGAAAAAGAGAAAGACAAAAAAGGTAAACCAAGTAAAAAAGAAAATGAAGATAATAATTTAACCAATTTATATGACCGTGTTTTAAAAGAAGGAGAGAAAAAGGGAACCAATGACTTGGAAGGAGAATGGGATGGAAATCTAGAAGGCGATGAAGTTATTGAAAAAATAGCAGATTCTACCTACGACAAACGTATCCAAAGTGCTATCGGTTATTTGAAAGAACACGCTGCAGAATATTTATCTCCTTCTGGATTAGAAACCTATAGTCCAAAATATTTACATATGTTGGAAAATATCCAAGACAAAGAACACATTGGATTGCATCTGGTATACAGTCAGTTCCGTACTCTAGAAGGTATTGGCATATTTAAAATGGTATTGGAACAAAACGGCTTTACACAGTTCAGAATCAAGAAAAACAATAGTGGTAACTGGGAGTTAGATATTGACGAAGAAGACCGAGGAAAACCGACATTTGCATTGTATACTGGTACAGAAAGTGCTGAAGAAAAAGAAGTCATCCGTAATATTTACAACAGTAACTGGGAGAATATTGCCGTTTCATCTCCGGCATTGTATGAAGAGTTAAAAAATACTGCCAACAATAATAACGTTGGTGAAATTATTAAAGTCTTGATGATTACTGCTTCTGGTTCAGAAGGTATTAATTTACGAAACACGAGGTATGTTCATATTATGGAACCATACTGGCATCCCGCGCGGTTGGAACAAGTGATTGGTCGCGCTCGTCGTATTTGCAGTCATAAAGATTTACCAGAAAAATTACAAACCGTAGAAGTGTTTCTTTATTTGATGACCTTTACACAAGAACAAATTAAAAGTGACAAGTCTATTGAATTAAAGTTGAAAGACTTGAGTAAGAAGACCTACAAGTTACGTCCGGATAAACCAGATGAAGCCAAAATTCCTTTTACTAGTGACGAAACATTGTTTGAAATATCAACGATTAAAGAAGAAGTAAGTAATCAAATTATTACGGCAATTAAAGAAGCGTCCATTGACTGCGCGACTTATTCTAAACGTGGTTCAAAAGAACAACTCCACTGTTTGCAGTTTGGACAAGTAGCGCCTTCAAGGTTTTCATATAATCCTTCTATCGGATCAGATGAAACGGACAAGGTTGCCAATATAAATAAAAAAGTAATTGAATGGCGAGGCAAAGAAATAACAATCAAAGGAAAAAAATATGTTTACCGCAAAATTGATGACAGAGTTAAAAACGTATATGATTATGAAAGTTATAAGTTAGCCTTGGAAAAACCCGGCATTGAACCAGTATTAGTAGGAACTCTTGAGACAAATCAAAGAGGCGAGCCGGTATTTAAACAAATATAATTCGGCTAGGTAGTTTTACTCATTAATTGGTCAAATTTATCGTTTAGAATTCCGATTTGGGTTTTCAAGTCATTTATTTCACTTTTTAATCCGTCAACTTCGTTGTTGGGCGCAACATACTTCAATTTGGAAAACAATGTATTCTGAATTTCCGTTGAATTTTGTTGTCCAAACTCTTGGTATTCATTGTTTCCCCACGAAACATTTTTTTGAGCAAGTCTTTCCAATTTTTGACTAGATAAATCTATTACATTTGTTGATTTTAATGTATTATCATCAATGTCGTCTCCTATTTTAATATATTTAATTTGATTTTGCGGTTGTTGTTGTTGTTGTTGTTGTTGTTGTTGTTGTTGTTGTCTCACATTAGGGTTAGAGTTGTACCCAGGTTTGGCTGCTTTTATAGAAGTTTCTTGACCTTTCAAAAATTGTTCAACCTTGGCAACCCCATTTGCTTGTTGTTTTTGTATCATTTGTACATCGTAGTTTCTTTCTCCTAATGTTTTGGCAATCAACACGTCCATTGCACTTCCCATTGGTTTATCTAGCTGTTCCCCAAAGTTGGGAATTTCTGGAACTGGAACCGTCATTGCATTCTTAAATTCATTTTGTTTTCTAGTTAATTCACTATCAAATTGACTTCTTTTATCGGTCTGTATTTCTTCCGCAGTATAGAATTCTTTCTTTTTTGGTTGTGTTTGTTGCGGTGGGATAGGTTGGAGTTTTTTCATAAACCCCGAAATAAAATCTTGATTCATTCTAACAAGTGATAAGTTACTAGCGCCCACCAACTCATAGTATTGTTTCACTTGTCCGATATAAAATTGGCGAAATTCATTGACTCTATTTTTTGGTATTACCTTTACAATATCTTCTTCCATAATAATTTCCCATAACAATTCTACATTTTCACTAGTAATAAATTCCATATTATAAGCGTAGTACAAATATATAAATATAGACCGAGTTATTTATATATTTTTTGCCAGTTAAGTTATAAATCTTGATTAAAATAAACCTTTCTAAATTTTTCCATATATTCATCTTTCATAATATGCGTTTTGAAATATTCGGTAGTGTGTTTATCTTCCAACATATGTACAATGAAATACAAAGAGTATATTCCACACTCGGTATTGCCATACTGGTGTTCTACTGGATAATTCTGGTCAAACTTAAAAACGATTTTTTTACCCGTCGTTAGTTCAGCGCCTTGTTTTTGCACCATCTTTACAAATTTCATTATTTGTCTTGGTATGGCGTCACCAGCGCTATCAAAATAAAATATTTGACCTCTTTTAATATTGATGTAGAGAGAAACCCAGTGAGAACCGCCTTTGTAATGAGGGTCTAAATTAAATACAACGCCTATTTTGAACCGTCCATTTTTGATTTCTTTTGCCAAGTTGAAGTGACACAACTCTTCCCACACACATTCACCATATAGTTTATGGGTGTCATAATCAATGGGTGAAGGGCCAATAAAGTCAAAACAAGGATATGCTTTTTCGTATTGTTTCATAACATTCAATATATCAACACTAGACAACCATTCGTTGGGATTTTTTTTCCAGTCACCCGGCGCTTCTGGTGCAAAAGAAGACGACTTGATTTCTTTACTGATTTTACTATTCACGAATTTTTGTTTCAACCAACACGACTCTTTATTACAAGTACTGCGCATATAGTTATTTAATGATTGCCATATTTCTCTTGAGTCATTGGACTTAATCAATGCATCTGGGTGTCTGGCGTTCCACAAAGATTTTAACTTATACAAGTCATCGTCGTCGTAACACGTGAAATTATTTTTTCTTTTTTTTGGAGAACAACGAACCTTTACAAAGTCTTTTTCTAAAGTTTGCCGAGGATTACTATGGTGTATCTTTTTCGTTTTGGAATGTGGTTTCCCCAATTTTTTCTTTATTGATTTGATTTTTTTCTTCATATTTATTAGTGATATTTTTCTTTTCACGAATTCCTTTATTTTTTAAAATAGGGTCTTTTAAATTAATATCTTTTTCCCTAGGCAAAATCATTTGTTTCACGTGTTTGGTCTGAGTTCGTTTCACGAGTTTCTCCAGTGAATTTGGTTCTTGGATTTTGATAGAACGCATCATTAACTGATTTGCTTCTTGGGTATTTGAAATATTATCCACATTGATTTCATTGTTTCTGTCTATTTTTATAGAATTATCTATAGTTTGATAGTCTTCTTGGAGTATATCTGTTTTATCCAATGTTTTAAAGTAATCAACACACGCCTTAATATAACTCTGAAAACCATTTTTCACATCTGGAAATATATTCTCTGATACCGGTTCATTATTCAATAACTGTTTGGTCAAATCATATATGCGTTTTTTATAAAATTTACGGTCCGAGTTGTTTACTTTTGTTGGAACAGTCGGCATATTTCTAACGTGTTTCCCATATTGTTCTTTATTCATCAAACATTCTAAAGTAACTTCGTCAACATAATTCAATTTAGATATTATATTTTTTCCAGTTTTTTCCGAGTGTTCTGACTTTGTTGTATTCATATTTTCCATATTTGTAATACAATATAAGAATTATTACAAATATATAACGAAGAACCGTGTAGTTACTTTTTATTTTTTACGTCTGTCTTCTTTTCAGTTTTTGTTGGTTCAGTTATACAGCCACCATTTTTGTTTGGAAACATAATGTCGCCTGCGTCTTTTAGTTGTTGGCGGGTAGAATTGTAAAAAACATCGTGACCAACATTTTCGGGATTGGGATTGAACTGGTTGAATTGTTCATTTGCAAATAAATTAGGAAATGGTTGGACTTCTTGTTTGGTTGTTTTGAAACCAAATTGGTACAAATCACTGCTACTACTTGGAACATAGACCGATTGACTACACTTTTGTAATGCGAATATTTGATTTCTTAAGTCAGATTCTACATTTACGTTGGAAGAGTATCCGGACCAAGGCGCGGCAGTTCCCGGATTAAAGATTTGCTCTTGGTTGTAAATGGGTAGTTGTTCCATAGGAACTTTTACTGGTGCGCGTGGGTCAACAATTGGCATTAAAGAATACTTGGTCATTACTGGACGGACGCTAATGTATGGTTGTAATATTTGCGAAGGAATATTTCTGTCGTAAATACGTTGATTGTTCAAATCAACACGGGTTGAGGCACACATATCTTGGTTACTATTGTAATTTAATTCGCTCATTATACTATATAAATTATATAATATAATAATTTTATTTCTTTTTATTGATTATATTTTTATCAAACATATTACACTTTTCTTGTTTTTCTTTTTTTATTACTTTT